TGGCCAATTAACACTACCGCCCCCGTCAGACAAAATAAGCGTGTTTCCGGATAAAGTCAGTCTTTGAGGAATACCAACGCCATCACGGCCATTCTCACCTTTTGGACCAGTTAAACCAATAGGCCCTTGAGGTCCAGCGGGGCCAGTCTGTCCGATTGGTCCTTGTTCCCCACGTTCGCCCTTTTGTCCGTCTTGACCTCGTTCACCTTGAATACCTTGAGGTCCGATTGGCCCTTGAAGTCCATCCGCTCCTCTCGGTCCAGTATCGCCTTGCGGGCCACGTTCGCCAGTTTCTCCTTTAGGTCCTATCTGTCCTTGAATACCTTGTAATCCTTGCGGTCCAGTCAATCCTATCGGGCCTTGTGGTCCTATCGGGCCACGCTCTCCGGCTTCCCCCTTGTCCCCTTTAGGTCCGGGAGTTAGTGAGATATTACGTAGTTCTTCTTTCGTAGCAAAATCGCTTGTGTCAATATTGCGCTTGTTTTCTAACACTGTTAAACGTTGCTTTAAAGGGCTATCATCATAAATGGTATCTTTATCCGCTTTTGTCTTTAAGGCTTCTATTTCGGTTGAAATATGGCTTATTTCAGTACGAATATTGCTATCGTCATACGTTGCGCCCTCGACATGAATATTCTTGATCGCTTCTTCTAGTTCAGCTTTCGTTACAATATCTGTTACAGCGACAATTCTTTTAGTTTCTTTCTCAATAACGGGCAATTCGCTATGTTTATCAATTTCAGATACACGAACCCCAAACGAGAATTTAAGAATATCAGCCGATTGCACGACTTTTTCAGCGTAAACGAACCCGTCAACAATTTCATCTGTCGTGATTAAGCTAGTATCGAATAGAATAGAAACAAGGTTGTTTTCGACCGTTCCCGCAACTTCAAGAAGCCTATTAGTTGTTTTAAATTTGAATAAAACGATAACTTTTTCAGCGTTTAGACCATTCAATTTTAATTCAATATAAGCGTTGTTCTTATCGTGACTATAAAATTCTTCTTTGACTCTATTTAAACTATCCCGAACATCAACACAAACGCCCGCTTGACGTTTAATAACTTTTTTCAAAGGTTGCCCCCCCTTTCATTTAAAAATTAAAAGGAAGCCATAAGGCTTCCTCTATCTAGTCTTTCTTAGGTTCTGTATAAGTTAACGCTCTTTCACTATCTGAAAGTCCGGCGGTTGTCGGATCATTGACAACACCAACCAATACAAGAAACGCAAATAAAACATTGATAAACACTAGAATTTTATCAACTGTGTCGCCAAACTCTAGCGAAAAATTAAAGATATTCGCAAATGCTTGTGCGAGTAGTGCCAAAGCTGGTACTAAGGCAAGCCAAAAGTTTTTATTTTTAAGTCGTACTGACCAGTTAATTTTATTCATCATCATTTTCCTCTTTGATTTCTAATTTGAGAAATTTCTCAAACAATATTTTGATAGCACCGTTTCCGCCTAATTCAACGTAGCTTTCATAAAGTCGTGAAAGTTCTTCGATTTCATGTTGACTTGTATTTCCACGTCGTATTGCTTTTTTAAAGTTTTCTTGCAATCGAAAGCGCTGTAACCGTTGCAAGCCTTTTCCAATCAGCGAAAGATTTTTATTGTTATCTTTCCCAATTTCTTCGACTGCGTGAACTGATTTTTCAAGGTCCCCGATTTTATCCGTAAGAACGTTGATTTGTTTTTCAGTTTCTTTTGTGTTCTGCGTACTTTTGAACGAGAAATAACTCGGAATAATCACAATTAAAACGGGCGTGAGTTTATCAAGTAAAGTTATAAATTCCAATTAAACCACCCCTTTTCTAAAATAGTGGTCTATTGTACGGGTTGTGTATCTAGTTCACTTGACGGCTTAACAGTAGGCGCTTCCCACTTCCAAAGTCCGATTATTCCATTTTGGTGCAATTCTTCCAACTGCTCCAATGTCTGCCCTTGATAAGTGAAAGGCTCGGTGACTTGAACCATAACACGCTTGCCCTCTTGGTATTGCTCGACATGGTTCGGATTTTCAATAGTGAAAATTTCTTGTGCTTGGTAAGTCTTACCAGTCTGACCTAAATCAACCAATTCAAGACCTTTTTTGTAAAGTGTAGGATCTAGCGGGTTATCCGTGTCAGTTACCCTTGCAAGTACCGACCAGTTAGCAATAGCTTTCACTTCTGCAATCTGCGCTTCTTTTTCTGCTAGTTTTTGGTTGTATGCTTGCTCTTGCGTGATTAAATCCTCTTGTAATTGCTTCACGCCGTCCGCCGGATTGAATTCTGTCGTCACTTGAGCCAATACCGCCTTGATTAAGTCGTCATTTGACTCGTTTGTTCTATCGCCAATCAAAACACGGTCAAAAGCTGTGTATGGTTCTTCTTGACGGATTGCTACGAAAGTTCGGTTATTGCCTTGTAAAAATTTGTTTACTACTGTGAATGTCATATATTATTGTTCCTCTTTTTCTGTTTGTTTTGCTTTTACTTCTTCATAGAGATTTTTAAGGCGTTCATCAGATTGTAAAATCCTATTCATTCCCTCAAAACCTAACTTGATATTTTCTAAGTTCCCCAGCGCCTCGTCACGCTCGTTTTTAACTTGTTGCAACTCAGCCAGAGCCTCATCACGCTCAGCCTTGTCATACGCTCCATTTATAGTCTTGTTAGCTAACTCAACAGCTAACTGATTGATAACGTTGTCTACTGTGCTCATTTATTCCTCTTTCTACATGTTTATATGATACAAGCTAGGATACCCTAGTTTATTTTGCTCAAACCAGTTTTTGATTTGTTGAAAATTATAATGGATATTATTAAATTTACCTACTAAAGATTGGCCTCTGACAATAATATCTTGTGTTTGGGTATCTATGGTAACTTGTCCCAATCCATCTTGTCCACTAAGTCTAAAGTCCATTGTTTGACCATAAAATGTGATAGCTGAGGCCGTCCTGCCACCTGAGCGACCATTCCATATTTGAATACCTGCTGATGTGCTATCCATTTTTATCAATCCATTTCTATTACTTAAAAGTGCTGTATATGAGCCATCTATATCCCCAATAGTACCAGCGCCAAAAACTAGGTATTGTAACGGACGGTTAGGAAATTGATTTTTAATACCTACACCGTAGTTATTCATCTCAATCCAACCAGTCTGTAAGTCAAAATCTGTTTTTCCGTTTAAAGATGATAACTTACCGCCTTTGATAATGTTGCCCGTCAAGCCGTCTGCGACAATGTTTTTAGCGGAAATATTGATAATTCTAGCTTTACTTGCGTCAATTTCTCCAATCTGCGCCGTGCCAATTTGAGCGTCTGCAATCATAGCTTTCTTAATTGTCCCGTCTGCAATATATGTTGTCTCAGGCGTAACTACCAGCTTATTCTTACCGACTTCTAAACTTGCTCCACCTGTCGCTAAATTTAAGGCGCTCAGAACGTCGCCGTTACTATTAAGCGTTTTGACTGCGAAGCTATCTTTCAAGATTGACATTGTTGTTCTTGTGTATTCGTTATTGTAATCGGTACTATCCACGAATTGTTCAGGAATTAAGCGCCTATCGATAATCATAGGCTTGTGGATAATAATATTCCCGGGGGTTGTAAGGGTAAACCTGATTGAGTATTCGTTCAATTCACCAGTATAAGGAATATCCAAGTAACCAGTGAATACTTGATTGCCCGTTTTTGTAAGTTCTATTTGAGAATTATAATACATTCCCAAACTTGGGGTATTATCCAACAACTGAATTAGAACCCTACCATTTTTTGGGACTTTGTCAACTGAAATTTCAATACGATAGCCAAGACTTTCTCCTTGTTTCACAAACTTTTTAGTAAGCGGAAACCGAACCCCTAGCCATCCTGACATAGAGTCAGTATAGTTAATTCGTATTCCGTCATGATCCCCGAAACTAACACGTTCCAAGTGATTATCTATTGCGACTGACGAAATATACTTAGGAATTTTTGTAGGTGCATAAAATAGATTAGTAAGGTTACTAAATCTTTTACCTACCTCAACATTAAACAATTCAGACGTTAATGCCATTCTTGCTATGTTTGTGCTAACGTTAGAGTCATCTGTTCCTAAAATACGCTCGTATAACTGACTTGTTTCTCTTACTCGTTGAAAGTCTACTTCATTGACCTTGCCAGCTACTTGACTTGCAATGTCTGTAATACGTCCGTCAATACCTTGTTTGTATTCTGCGAACTTGGCTTCATTATCTCTTGTGATTGCTTCAAAACGTTGATTCGTACCCTCAACATTTTCTGTAAATGTGCTTTTAGCGACAAAATCTTGTGATAAAGTTTCACGGATAGTATTCGTTTGCTTGGCCGTTTCTTCTTTAGCGTATCGCTTCAATTCTTCTTGACGTTGGCCGTCCTTATCAATGAACGATGTTATTTCTCCAATTTTAGTCTTTATGCCGTCTGTCGTTTGTGTGACTTCAAGCATTTTAGAGCCATATTCATTTTTAAAGTTCGTAATTTCGTCTTCTTGTTTGTTCACTCTATTAGCCATTGAAGCGAATGTGATTTGATTTTTTTTTGCAATATCCTTCGCTTCGTCTGCTAGTTCAACACCCGCTCTAGCTTTCTTCAAGGCTTCTTCTGCTTTCGCTTTAGCTTCATCAACTCCCGAAAGATTGAGATTTTCAAAACGCTTGCTGATTTCGTCAATAATTTCTTGGTCGCTATTGCTTCGTATAATTTCTTGCCAAACTTCGCCCGTCCACCGAAGCATGATAGTTTGTCCTTCATGTTCGGGGTTCGGCTTGAACCATATATCATTGACTAGCACTTTTCCGACATATTTCTTCGTAGGGTCATCTTTACCGTACCAGTTATTGTTAAAACCTTCGGGGCTTGGAAGAAATTCAGGAAGTTTAGAGACGATATTATTAAAGCCACTTGAAACAAGTTCATCTACTTTCTGACTAGCGATATTTTGGATTTTAGCTTCATTGCTTTCCGAAATCCTATCGCCTAATTTGATGTCGCTTGACTCGTTATTTAAACGGTTAAATGTGATTTCAAAAATACGAGTGTCATAGTCTAGCTTCTTATCATGCCGTACTACACGGATAGTATCGCCAATTTTAACGCCTTTTAGATAAATGGTTGAAGTTTTTAAGGTCAACTGTGGTCTTGATGCTCTTACAAGTTCATCATAAGT